CGCGCCCGGCGTCGAGCACCACGCCGAGGCGGTCAGGATCGGGCGCGAGGACGATGTCGCCCATGCGGGCCAGCAGCGGCGGCACGCGCGGGAAGCCGGCGCTGTCGGCGGAGGCGACCAGGTCGGGCTGCACCCGGAAGGCGGGCCGCTCTCCCGTCACCGCCTCCACCGCGGCCAGGGCAAAGCGGCCGCAGTTCCAGCGATGGTTGTCGAAGGGGCGCGTCTCGACCGCCGACAGCAGGGCCGCCAGCCGCACCGTCCAGTCCGGCCGCCGCGTCACTGCGCCGGCAGCCGGATCTCCGCCTCCTGCAGGGCGGGGACGTATTCGAAGAAACGGTCGCCCGGGTATTCGGCCTGCTGGTCGGCATAGGTGTAGCGGCGCACCTCGGCGCGCTCGAGGTCGACAAGGCGGCTCTCGCAGGTGAGCGCGACACGGGGCTCGGCGCCGTCGGTCACCTCCATCGTGTCCATCAGCCCGGCCCAGAGCGGGAACGGGTCGGCCACGAAGGCGCCCTCGGCGTCGAGCAGCGCGCCCCACAGTCGAGCCGGGCGCAGCCGGAAGCTGCGCTCGGCGAGGGCGATGTCCACCACCTCGTGCGGCACCGGTGACAAGGCGAGCGTCAGCCGGACGGCGCGGAGCTCGACCGTCTCCTCAACCTCGCCGACGGCGCCGATCGAGCCGACGCCCTCGAACACCTTCCCTGCCCAGTTCAGCTGGCCGAGCCCGGTCCAGGCACGGAAGGGGCCGGAGGCGAAGTCGAGCTCGACCAGGACGACGGGGGCGGCGATCGGCGAGGTGGCAGAGGATGCGGCATGCGGCGACAGCCGCGGCGTGCCGTGGGTGTCGGACATCAGAGTGCTTCCTCGAGGCGGATGGTGATCGCGGTGAAGCGCCCTGGCCGCGTCGGGTTGGCGGCCTCGTCGTCGGAGACCAGGCGCATGGCGACGGTGGGCTTGGTCAGCACCAGCGGCTGATTGATCAGCAGCGCCTCGCGCAGCGGTGGCGCGATCGGGATGGTGGCGGTGCCGGCGCCGGAGGCGGTCACCGTCTCGGTGGCGATGTAGAGCCGCCCCGCCAGGCCGATCAGGTCACCCGCGCCGACCGCCACGCCGTTCGGCCACCAGCCCCCGGTCTGGATGGCCAGCGCCCCGCGCGGCGCGCCGGCCGCGAGCGCCGGGTTGCCCGAGCCGACCACGAAACCGGTGCCGTCGGTGAAGATGGTGGCGTCCGAGTAGGAGAAGGGCCCGCTCGGTACGTCGCCCTGCACCCGCGGATCGCCGGTGCGGAATTCCCGCCGCCAGTCCCAGATGCGGACCGTGTTTACGGAGCCGGCCAGCGCCGCGAGCAGACCCTCCAGGATCCCGGCGCGGACGCGGTCGAGCGGGTCGAAGGTGGCCTGCGCGACCCAGCGCGCGCCCTCACGCCGCAGCACCTGGGTGGCGCGGGTGACCGGTGAGACGAAGCGCGTGGTGTTGTGCTGCAGGTAGAAGGTCAGCCGCGTTGGGCGCAGCGCCTCGGGCCAGGCGTATTCGGTCATCCGCGCACCGTCTCGTAGGCGCTGCCGCCGCGGCGGATGGCGTCCAGCGTCATCGCCGAGGCTTGCCGCGCGATCTGCCCGGCCAGCAGCCGCAGCCGCGCCTCGACGCCGGCATCGGCGCCCCGCGCATCGATGTTGATGGTCTGCTGGATGACCGGGCCACCGGGGGCCATGCCGTTCGGCAGCACCGTGCCGCCGCGATCCGGCACGAACCACTCCGGCCCGCGCTCGCCGACGATGTAGGGCTGACCAGCAGTGACCGGCCCACCCTCCGCCCGGAACAGCCCGCCGAGCCAGGAGCCGATGCCGTCGAACCAGCTGCCGGCGCCGAGGCTGGTGAGCCCGGCAGAGACGGCATTGCCCAGCGGCTCGGTGATGGTGCGCCGGGCGATGATGCGGGTGATGTCCTGCAGCAGGCCCTGCATGACCTTAGACAGCTTGTCGCCGCGCACGATCGCGTCCTCGAAGGCGGAGGAGAACGCGAAGCCCAGCTCGCGCGCCGCCTCGCGCGTGCCCTCGGTGCTGCGCTGGAGCCGGCGCTCGGCCTCCTCCAGATCCTCCAGCGCGCGCTGCGCCTCCCGTCCGATCGTCTCGTCCGGGATCGGCCGGCCGGCACGTTCAGCCCGCTGCACCAGGTCGGACAACCGCTCCAGCCGGCGCTGGTAGCGCTCATAGGCGGTCTCATTGTCCTGGATCAGCCGCTCGCGCTCGCGCAGCAGGTCGTTGAGCTGCCGCTCGGCGTCGCGTGCCTCTCGTGCGCCCTCGGTGCTGGCGCGGCGCGCGGCGGCGACGCGGGGCTCCAGCCGGCGCAGCGCCTCGTCGCGCTCCTGCAGCGCCAGCGTCTCGAGGCGGGTCCGCTCGGTGGCGGTGACGCCACCCGCGGCCTCGGCCTCGCGCAGCCGGCGGACCCGTTCCTCGTACTCCCGGTTGATCCGGAAGCGGTCGTCGAGGTCGCGGGTGAGCTCCTGGACGTCCTGTGTCGCGCGGCGCCGGCGGGCATCGGCGGCGGCCTGGCCGGCGCGCTCCTGCTCCTCGAGGCGGCGGTTCAGCGACTCCCGCTCGGCGGTGTCGATCTCGGCCAGCGTGGCGAAGTAGTCCCGCCGCAGCTCCTCCAGCCGCGCCCGGCTGTCGACGCCGGCCTGCTGCTCGGCAGTGCCGACCAGGCCGGGGCGGATGCTGCCGCGGCGGACCGGCGCGCGGAGGCTGTCGCGGCCGTCGCCCTCGCTCTCCAGCCGGCCGATCTGCGCCGACAGCGCCTCGGCCTGGCGGCGCAGGCCCGCGAGCCGCTCCTCCTCGCTACGCAGTCCAGCGCCCTGGCGGACGCTGTCCACCGCGCGCGCTGCAGCCGAGAGGGCACGGGCGAGCGCGTTCGACAGGCCGATGGCGCGGTCGAGCTGGCCGAGGAAGTTCTCGGTCGCGGCCGTCAACTGGCCGAAGGCGCGGCCGAGCGAGAGCGGCGCGCGGTCGAGCTCGGCGCCGCGCCGTTCGGGCGCGCGCAGCAGCGCCGGGAAGACCCGCTCGGCGGTGAGCTTACCCTCGGAGCCGAGCTTACGGAGTTCACCGATCGAGACGCCGAGCTCGCGCGCCAGGCCCTCGGCCAGCAGCGGCATGGCCTCGAGGATGGAGCGGAGCTCGTCGCCCTGGAGCACGCCGGAGGCAAGGGCCTGGGCGAGCTGCAGGGTCGCGCTGCTGATCTCCTGGGTGGAGGCGCCAGAGACGATGGCGACGCGCTGCAGCCCGCCGACGAGGCGGACGACCTGGTCAGAAGTGGCGCCGATCTCGCGCGCGGCGATCGAGAAGCGCTGGAAGGCGTCGACGCTCTCGGAGACCGCGACGCCGGTCTGCAGCGCGTTGCGGTACAGCGCCTCGTAGACCTGGCCGGCGCGCTCGACCGAGCCGGTGGCGTTCTGCAGGCGCGAGAGGCCCTGCGTGAGCGCATCACCGGCCTGGACCAGGGCGCGGGCGGCGACCGCCACACCGGCGATCTGGATGCCCCGGGTGGCGACGTCCAGCAATTCGAGCGAGCGGGAGGCGCGCTCGGCGCCGCCCTTGATCTGGTCGAGGGAGCGCTGGCCGGTCTCGCCGACCTCGCGCAGCCCGGCCTTAACCCGGGCGGCGTCGTCCAGCGAGAGGCGGACCGAGACGCGGCGGGTTGCGTCGGCCATCTCAGGTCGTCTCCCCCTCGCGGCGGGCCGCGCTGCCCTCGGCCATGCCGGTGCGGATGGCGAGCAGCAGTTCGGCGGCGGCCCAGCCGGCGGCACCGAGGTCGCGCGCCGCGGCGAGCGCGCCGGCGGTGTCGAGCGTCAGGCCAGCCATCGTGACCTCGGCGCAGGCGGTGCCAGCAGCCCAGCAGGCATGGCCTTCAAGGCTGGCGGGGGCGTGCGCGGTGTAGGGGCAGACGTCGGCGCAGTTGCGCGCGAGGGCGGCGCAGCCGCGGCAGTAATCGGGCCCGCGGCCGAAGTGCCAGGCGGCGCGGGCCCTCAGCCGTTTCCCTCGGCGGCCACCGCGACGACGGGCGCGGTGGCGCGGTCCCAGAAGGCAGCGGCGATGTCGTCGAGGTCCATCAGCCGCTCGACCGCCTCGGGCGAGAGCGGCAGCGGCTTGCCGGCGGCGTCGCCGACGCCCTCCCAGGCGGTGACGGCGTGGCGGGCCAGCGCCTTCACCAGGAGGGCGAAGGACAGGCCGCGCGACATGTCAGGGTCAAGATTGGGATCCGCGATGCGGATCGCGGCGAGGCGGCGCGCGGCGGCGGCCTGCGCGGCTGCCATGACCGCCGTCGTCACAGGCCGGATCTCCACGCGGACGCCGCGCGGCAGGTCGAGCCAATACGGCTCGGCCGGGAGGTCGAGGGTGAGCATGCGCTTCTCCGTTCAGGAATTCGGACGACGTGGCTCAGACGACTATGGCACCTGAGTCGCAGCGCTCAGCCTCAGCAGCTGAGGGCACGAAAACTCGGAGCTTGGAGGGCGCCGACTCAGGGTCGAGTGCTCTTGCGACCCTCTGGCACTCTCGGCCGTGGCGTGGACGCGCACGCCAGCTAATGAGTGAACTTGCTCTGACAGCAGCCTCTTGGTGAGCGTTGAGGGGAAGGCGCAGCGGCCTAGGAGCTAGGTCGGGCTGGGTGCCGGCCGCAACGCTGTCGGGTTGCCCACAAATGGCATTCCCTTGCGAATAACGGTCCGCTACCCAGACAAGGAGGGTCGATGGGAGAACAGTGGGCGTGAAGCGCAATATGGCGGCGTTAGTCTTCGGCAACGCCAAATACGAAAACGGCGGCGTTCTAAAGAACCCGGCTAATGATGCTGCTGACGTATCGGCGAAGCTGGCCTCCTACGGCTTCCATGTCATAGTCGCCACCGACGCGAACAATAAAGAAATGGACAAAAAACTCAAGGAATTTAAGAAAATTCTCGATTCAAATGACGTTGGTCTATTCTTTTTCGCTGGCCACGGAATGCAGATCGATGGGCGCAATTACCTATTGGCGGTTGATACAGATATCAGTGACGAGACGGATGCAAAACATAGTTCCTTGTCGCTTGATAAAGTTATTGACGTCATGGAGAAGTCCAAAGCTTCGACCAAAATCATCATTCTGGATGCGTGCCGTGATAATCCGTGGGAGCGTGCATGGAGTCGATCAGCCGCAACCCGTGGCTTAGCATCGGTCTACGCGCCCAAGGGTACGATCATTGGCTTTGCGACTTCTCCCGGCGAGGTGGCGCTGGACGGTAGGGGCCGCAACGGCACTTACACTGAGGCACTGCTCCAACACATCGACGAGCCTGACTTGACGATTGAAACGATGTTCAAGCGGGTGCGAAACACGGTCGCAGCCGAAACACGGGGCAAGCAAACCTCATGGGAGCACACATCCCTTTCGGGCAATTTTTTCTTCAACATCAGCCTCGGTAAGATCATAAATACATATCCAGAGACAGCGATATCCGACGAATTATTTGTGATAGATGAGACAAAACCCTCACATAAGATCATCAAAGGCCTGAAGAGCCATAATTGGTACACCCAGAACGCTGTACTTGGCGAACTGACTGCCTCGTCGGTTAAGAAGATGGCGGACAATAACCTGTTCGTTCTGGGACGTAACATATACCAGGCTGCCTGCGGCGGTTCGAATGCGGCCCGAGCGTTCGTCCTTTCTTTCATGGACGAGACCTCCGGCTATCTTAAGGAGAAGAGGAAGGCGATCCTCGATGGCATGCTGTTCGAGGTGTTCTTTGACCCGAAGGCAAAGCTCCGCTCCAAAATAAAGGCGAATTTCTTCAACGAGCTTTTTGATTTACAGAAGCACGCGGCTTTAGGTGACAGTTTTGAATTCATTGCCGAAGCGCTAATTGCCTCGCGTGGGGAATTTTATGCTCTGCCGGGCCGCGACCATGAGTTGGCAGTGACGGTCGGAACGACAAAGGTGAAAGACGCTTACCGCGTCGACGCGATTTACGTCGATGGTATCAATGTACTTCGTCCAGAAGATGAGGAGTGGACGCTGGGTGACGACGAACAAAAAATATATGGGAGAAAGGACGCGACCGACCTCAAGGAAAAATTGTCTCAGGAACTGATAGTTCCGACGCGGTTGCTCAAGGTTACCTACGCGCCATCATCCGCTTCAAAGGGTGAATTGCAATTTCCCCTCGGATATACAGTTCGTAAGAATTGACGTCGGAGAATCTCGCGGTCGCAAGCACCAAGACACTGCGGACGAGTTCCGCCTCAGGCGGCCGACCGATCTAATTGACGGCCTCACGCGTAGTCCGTGCCCGCCTGCTGGTTCTTCAGTACGGCGGTCATCATGCGCGTGGCCGTCGCGTTGAAGGCGGCGCGGAACTCGAAGCTCGCCTCGACGCCGGCCGGCCCCTCGATCGGGGTCTTGGCGAGCGCCAGGTAGACCTCGTGCAGCGTGAAGGTGAGGCTGCGGTTGGCGTCGATGGTGAACGCGAAGGCGAACTCGGCCGCGGTGCCGTTCTGCGCCTGCGTCAGCAGCGTCGTGTCCGCGAAGCGCGCGGTGATCTGGCCAGTGGCGCGGGCGATGCCGGGATCCGCGCCCTCGATCTTGCGGTCGGCGCGGATGGTGCGCACCGCCTCGACGCTGTTCGAGTAGGCAAGCCGCGCGCCGGTGACCTGCGCGAGCGCGGACCCGGCGCGAGAGATGGACCCCTGCGCCTTGTTGAACGCGGTGTAGGCGGCCGAGACCGGCGTTCCGCCCGAGGAGGAGCCGGAGCGCGTCGAGCCCTGGGCGATCAACTTGACCGTCGCGGTGGCGGGGCCAGTCGGCGAGAAGTCGATCTCCAGCGCATCCGCGCGCACGCCGGCGCAGACGTCGTAGCTCGGCACGTCGGGGTAGCCGATCTCGATCGCCTGCGAGGGCAGCGTCGCCGCACCCGAACCGAAGGTGTGGGTGAAGTTGGGGTTGGTGCCGGTGGTGGTCGGCGCGCCGAGCAGCAGCCGCAGCCAGTGGCCGATGTTGATCAGGTCGACCGGCACGACGACGTCGCCCTCGACCGTGACCGTGTCGAAGAACGGCGCGGCGGGATCGCGATTGCCGCCGAGGCCGATGACGTCGGCGTCCAGCAGCGGCTGCTCGGCGCCGAGGTTGCAGGACAGGAAGGGCACGCGCCGCCAGTTGCCACCGGGCGCGGTGCCATAGGTAACCTCGGGGATCATGAGCAGGCGCGAGTTCGCGCCGATGGCACGGGGCATGGGGCGTCTCCGGGAGCGGGATCAGGCCAGCGGCGAGCCGGCGACGGTGAAGGACAGCGTGACGGGGACCGAGGCGGCGCGCACCGCGGCGGCGCCCTCGGCCTCGACGTCGTCGAACGAAGGCGCGCCGGGCTGCGCCCACTCGACCGCCCCGCCGAGGGTGCGGTCGTCGGCGATCGCGGCGGCGATGTCGACCAGCAGCGCGTCGAGGAGGGGGCCTGTGGTCGCGACGACCTCGACCTCGGCGCGGTGCTCGACCGCCCAGGCGAGCGGCGAGAGGATCGGGGTCT